CATGTCACGAAACAGGTTGTCCTCGTCCTTTATCCTCGCTATTCTCTCGGTGTTCATATGGCGACCACCCTCAAGTTCTTGATGCTTGGATAACGATTGGAGGTCGATGGTGCAGTGAACACCACCTTCACGGCAAAGGTATTGAATTCTGCAAGATTCACGGGATTCCTGTATTCAACCTTGACATACTCGTCCGAGGTCACGGCATCTATCTCGTCGGATGTCTGCGTGAGTTCAATGTAAGGAGCATCGTCGAAGGACACCGAGGAGTTGGGTTCGGTCCTCTTGAGGTAGACATGTATTCCAGTGCCAGGTGGTTGATTCTTGTCAAATGTGACACTGACATTAGTTGCACTTTGGAGTGTGTTCACCGTCTTTGTTATATATCTTGAACGAATCAAGTTCCTGTATTCGGAGTCGGATACGGTGTTGGTCTCCCTTGGTGACTTCTCTTGAGTAGTGCTATTTGACATCTTGTATCTTGCGAACAGGACGTTTGACGATCTCAGGTCGTAGGCTGGGCACACATTCGTGTCAATGTATCCCAATCTCACCCTGACACTACTCAATGAGAATGCATCCTTGATGGTCTCGGTGGTATTTGGTGCATATGTGACATTGTTGCATACCACTGAGCAATATCTGTTGTCCAACAGAGCACCCTCTAGGTGGCTTCTGATTTCTGCTGGATAGTTTAGACTCAAGCTTGAGTATGTGATGTCCTTCGCGGAGGATGATCCAAAGTTGCACTTGTTGATGATCATGGACATGATCTCGTTCGTCAACTTCTCGGTATTGCCCACATTCTTCGGAAGGATCAAGGAACCGAACGAAGTGTCAACCACATTCTCCCTCTCAACCGAACTTTCGAGATTCACTGATGGAAGGGAATATGTCTTTACCGCGTATGAGGAAGAATTTGTCTCAAGTTCGACAGCGTAGTCGCCTGGTTCGAGGTAGACTGGATGCGAGAACTTGAACTTGACCAACTTGTATCCTTCGTCGACATCCTCAAATCCAGTGTCGGACTCCACATCATAGACGATAGCTTCCGATATGATCTTTGATGGATTTGGGAATCCATTGATCACCGGCTTGATCATCAACTTGACCGGAATGTTCTTCTCAAAATCACCCAATGGCCAAGCGGTGAAGTATATCTGGATGCTACTCACGAACAATCCCAAGGAATACTCGTTGTTGCTCACGGTGAACATCTGGGATATGTTCTCCTTTGCCAACTTGGACTTTACGGATTTTCTCTGGAACTCCCTTGTCAGGACATCGTTCACGACATTCTCCGAACTTGAAGACTCCCTCTTGGTGATGAGTGGACGAATCAATCTCGTAGAATCAATGTCCTTCGTGATGCCGGAGACGGTATAGATCGCATCGGCAGAACTGGTGCAGGAGGACAAGTCGTTGTTGGAGACGTCCATGACGCGGACCAACTTCCTCCCAGCAACATGGGTGTCACCACTGATCGACAATGAGTATGTGAGTTCTCCCTTGTCGGATGAAGTTATTCCAGATCCTACTGGAGTCTTGAGCTCGTCGTCAAAATACACATAATGCAACCTGTTTGGCATGAGTCCAGTCGCGGTCACCGTCACCGTCTTGGATCTTGCATAAGGAACTATGGTTGAGTCCAGTATTCTCTCCGGAGTCGAAGATATGTTGGATTGTGGTATCGTGAATGTTCCGATCTTGTCGGTCTTCAGGCTCCTTGACTTGTAGTTCTTGACCAAGGTCGTGTTCTTTCTTTCAACCTTGTTCGCTGCGGTGTTCTTTCCGAACCAGTTGTAGTCCCAGAAACTTGAATTCATGGAGAACGATGCACTACCGATCAACCAAGAATCATTCTCTCCCTCCGCGTTAGACTTGATTATCGGAGCTTTGGTAGTTGAGAACCAAGGATCGCAGTTCGGAGACAACTTGAGTGTCCCGTTGAAGTCAACTATCGCGTTGGAGTTTATGTGCCTTGAGGAGTTGTACTTCTTGTTTGCTACGAACTCCTCCTCAGTGTAGTTGTACAGGACTACGTCATCGTTGTTAGTCAATCCAGCTTCCAAGGATACATTTGCAATGTTTTCATAACCAACATTGTACATCTCAAGTGGTGGTCTGAGTTCCTTCGTTTCCCTGTTGATCGAACAGTGAAAGTCTGGATTTCCCACATCCGATGATTCTGTTCCAGTGAACTGGTCCACCAAGATTGCCTTCTTGGAAATCTCAAAACCGTTGTTGTCGTACACGGCAGAATTCTTTGCTTCTTGCTCCAGTAGGGAGAGTGTGCTGTAGTATTCCAACTTCTCTATTCTTCTCTCGAGATTGCCGATGTCCTTCATCGTGAACCTTCTGTTGTCCTCCTGCACGATGCTCACGTCGTTCTCGTTGAAGGTATATGGATTGAAGCGAATGGTGTAGAGTGTCATCGCGTTTGGATTGTCTGCCGGTGCTACTGGCGTCTCGCTCGGGACTCCCTTGATGACTTGGAATTGCTTGTCCCGCGTCAATACTATCTTGTCAATTCTAGGAAGATAGTACGAATAATCAACACTATGCTCGTAACCGTCGTATACGAAGGAAGGATATGCATACGGTCCTACAAGAGTGAATGAGCCCGTGGCGCCAGTGCGTACAGCCCTGAAGTCCAATGAATTCCTCAGAGATATCGTCTTTCCAGAACTGCTGATGAAGGAAGGAATGTTCTCGTAGCTTGGATACGATCCAGTCTCACCACCAATGAATGGTCCATAACCACCGTGGGTGTAGTATTTTATGTAAGCGGTATGCGAACCAGCCGGCAAAGATGAATACTTGATTCTTGCGAAGTCGTAGTAGGTATCCCTTTGACCATTGTCAAAGACATATCCAGTCAATCCTGGATTCAATGAAGTGACCTCGTACACATCCGTCAAGTAACTACCACCACTGTTCAGGTAACTGTAGTAGTATCCTTGAGAATCTGGTCCCGTGAAGGACAGTGATATTGATGCAGTTGCACCAGTCTTGGTTCTCTTCTCGGTGTCGACCATGCAGGATACCACGACGGTCGCGGGTCCGTTATATGCCACTCCATTCAATGTTGCATTTTGGATGGTTATCGTCTTGGGATTCGCTCCACCATTTATTCGAAGTTCACCCTCAATCTTACCACCATTACAATACGCAGTGACTATCTGCGAGGAATTCATGTCGTAGAATACATCCGAGGATGCTATGTTCGGTCCTATCTGGACCAAACCGTTGAAGCTCAATGTCTCTGACCAAGACTCACTTGCAAATGTGACGCCCAAAGCAACATCAACCATGAAGTCATATTGATCGATGTTCTTTACCACCTCGGCAAAAGGCGATTCAAATACCAACGAGGTGTTCTCAACATTGTATATTTTTGTGGGTATCTCAGCTGCGTAGAATGCAGGATTTCCCGTGTTGCCCGAGACATATATCCTCTTCATGTCGGAAACGGACTTTCCTGCGTTCATGGATAATTGATCCAAGAACAACTTGTGCGTGTCGCCACTCAATTTCTGTATGTTTCTTACCCTGGCAGAACCTATTCCACTGCTCAGGTTTCCTCCAGTGAACGAGTAAGCAGATACAGTATTGAAGAATGAAACATTTGAACCGGTATATGTGTTCAGGTTGGTGCCAGCTTCGTAGGAAGGACCAGCAGCAACATAGAATGGGCTAGTGGTTGCAAAGGAACTTGTGAATCCACCCGTCCATCCATTTCCAGTTGCGTATGGTGGTCCTATTTCTATGGTGGTGAATTGGGTGGAAGTCCCGACGACCCTGAGTATTCTTGCGGTGATGTGTGCAGAAGCACCGGCAGAAGTGGTCAGGGATGCTTCGTTCGAACCAAAGTACAGGGTAGCACCAGGAACGAACACGTTAGTGGTAGCGTACTCTCCCACCACGAACCTCACTCCATCGACAGCTGTTGATTGCGAGGTCGTCAGTCCATTTGAGGAATCAAACAAGACTAGAGGATTTTCCGAGATGTTGAATCCACTTGCACCACCAGTCAAGTTGGCAAATTCGGCAAGAATGAACGGACCAACCGAATAACCGTATTGAACATCATCGTTTCCGTCCCTGAATTCCCGAGCTCTTTCATGAGTCAACTTCGTGGTGCCAACTGTTTCAAACTCATATCCGAATATGTATGCCTTTCCACTATCCAACTTTGATCTCAATTGAGTCGCGGTAGGTCCGATCGTCATGGTTATTTCAAACGGATCAACCACATAATGCCCAGACTCGTCATAGGTTCTTCTAGCAAATGTTTCTTCTATTTCTCCCAAGTCGGGGTATTTTTCCTTCTTGACCACATCACCATCAACCACGCGAATGAACTCTATGAAGTCCGTCCTCGATAGTATATCGGTGGAGGAAGTGTCGACTGAAGCAGTGATGCCTCTTTGTGCTATCTCAAGTTCTATCTTGAACCTGTCGGAGCCGGGAGCGTTGAAGTTGTAGAATCCAGAAGCGGGATCCCTCAGAGATATGTCCTCTTGATGTGTGACTATGGATTTCTTGACATTGAATCCGACGCTACTGTCTGGTGTCTCAAAATCAACGGTTGATACTCCTTCTTGATATACTCCGATCCTCTGAGCCGGATGCGACACGAAGTATCCGTTGGTGTAACGTATTCCTTGATCAACGAAGACCACCAATCCATTGACGGAATTACCAGAGGTACTTGCCGTGAAGGTTATTCCCGTGTTGAATCCTTGTACCGACAAGGAACCACTTGCCGTGGTTCCAGACATGTATTGATAATATATCACATCCTCGTTCGTCAGTGGATTCTTAGTGCCATGAATTATCTTCGCATATGAGGTCGTACCAGAAGCAAAGAGGGACACCACCTTGTCCTTGAGTCCCTCAACCTTGATTCCTCCACCTCCAGTCAATCCACTGAGTGATACCACCTTCGTTGGTATTTCTGTTATCTGACCGCCAAACACCATGCTACCATCATCAAGAACGAAGTTTCCGAATCTTTCAATCTGGTTCTGGAGTATTGATTGGATCTGAGTCAATTCCCTGGCCTGGAGAGCATAACCAGGTCTGAACAACATCTTCAGGAATCTCTTGTCCTCGTCAAAGTCATCATAGTATGGATTTACGTTGAAAAAATTCGAATCATATGATGGCATTTGCTACTCCTATAACCCAAGAACTAGGTTAATTTCTTCCTTGCTACCCGCATATCTCTCCACACCAGCTAGATTCTGGACATAGAGAACCTCACCAGAACCCTGCGATATCTCTGGTTCGACCACACTATTTATCAAAGCATATCGAGGTGACTTGTCCTTGTAGTACAAGATGTAGTCGCCAGCAGAGATGTTGCCAGGCTTCGCTCCCACCAACTCCAAGACAGCTGTATTGTACACCTTGCCTCCACCCCCAGAAAGGGTGTTTAGTGTTGGTTTCCAGTAGAACAGATGTCCGTTAGCCTTGAAGGGCGTGGTGGTCGTGGGAACTGCGACGGACTTGTCCGCGAAGCAATAGACCAGTTGGTCAACATCAAAGGTACTTGATGTGAATGTCTGGTCAAGTTCCGAAGTTATGTTCAACTTGGTGGTCATGTTGTAGGTGGTCTTGAAGTTGTTCGGGGTTGTGTTGGATATCTTTGCTATTTGAAAACCATTGACCGCGGAGCCAGATTCAGTCATCGCATAGACATTCTCGCCCTCCTTGAAAGATCCATTTATGTTTTCCACCAAGACATCGGTACCAGCGTCCACGCTCACTACCTTTCCACATGCGTATGATGGTTGCATTCCCAAGGACTTGTTCCCCACTCCCATCAAGAAGTCTCTTGGACCCACCGAAACAGAAGAGGTTGCTTTCAGTGTAGTCAACTTCTTGTTCTCAAGACCAGCAACGGTAACTAGTTCAAGACCATCATTCGCGTCAATGTTGACTCCATTGATCGTGATGTAATTACCAGTTACCCCCGAGATGTTGGTGACTATTATCTCCTCTGCTCCACCACCATAGGAATAGACACTGATCACCTTGGCAGAAGCGGTTGCACCACCCGACACTGCCAGATTGGTAGTACTTCCAACGGAGACACCAGCAGTTGAGTTCACCCTGACTATAGCTGATTTTCTTGACAACAAAGGATTCTTGATTATTGCAACTTGCCTGAAGTCATTGGTGGCGTTCAGTACGGAATTCTCACTTCCTTCAAAATTAGCCTTGACCACTATCCTCGAAGCGCCCAATTCCAAGACAGCATTGCTACCATGACCGCCAAGCGGTGCTAGGCTGACGAGCATCGAGTCGTTTGGTACGATTGGATTGGTTGAGGGGGAGACAGCGGTGATGCCCTTGGGAATGCTCAAGCTAGCAAAGGTATAGTTCTTTCCTATGTCCACCAAGTCAGATCCCCTCAATATGCCAGAAGCATCAAAAATAGGAACTGCGAGAGCGGACTTCAAGGAGGAGTCCTTGGAGTTGCTTGGACTATTTGCGACACCATCGCCATATATTCTTATGGCAGGAATTATGTTGACCTTGCTACCTGGATTACCAGAACTTACATAAGCGGAAAGTCCATAATCCAACGGATCTACTGTCAACTTGAGTTGTTGTGACCCCCCACTCACCAATCTTTGGCTGTTCTTTATCAGCCGAACTTGTCCGTCGCCATTTCCATCCACGACTTGGAAAAACATGTCCTTCAATGAGTTTGTAGCACTGTTCGTTCCGAAATAGTCTATCAAAACAGCTGTTGCCCCGACTGATGCGTTTTCCCTGACATAGACCGCATTTAAATCGCCAATTGCACACAAGTTCGGATCATACTTGTACAAGTCCTTGTAAGCTGGATTGACGTATATGGAGCTAATGGATCCAGGAACAGCGGCGTCTTGGACTGACTTCTGGAGCTCACCCTCGTCGTCGGTCGTGGGGGGGGTATAATCTATGTACTTCACTGGAATGTAACTGTCCGAGTCGTTTCTTCCGTTTATGGAGAATTTAAGTTCGTCTTCCGCACCGAGTTGATATATCAACTTCCATTTGTACCCGTCAAGAGTATCAATTATGTCGGTTGAGGTTGAACTTGGTATGTATTGCGATCCGGCGCTAGTCCCAGAAGCTGATGGTGCATATGCGGTGTTCTCAATGCATTTGTAGACGCATCTATTGTTTGGGTTGTACACGTAGAACTTCTTTCCAAGAAGGAACATCTCCTCATCATATCTATAGGGAGAATATATCTCGTTCTGTACCCAAGTGTTCTTTGGTATGACGAACGACACGTCGTTCTTTGATATCTGCTTCATCGCGGTGCATGTCCTGTAGAATTCATACTTCTCCTCGTCGGTGTCCGAGTTCAGGGGAACGACATCGTCAAATCCAGTGACCCTACCACGATATATTGAACCAGATTTTGATATGTTCCTGTCAAACGACCAAGGAACAGGATTGCCTAGTGCCACGAACCAATTGTTTTGCTTCGAGGACGAAGCAAAGTATTCGAAGAAGGAATTCACGAATTCCTTCTTCATGTTCTGGGTTATTTCTACGCAATTTGACATTTTTATCTTTCCGGTTTTATCCGACTTCCAAGCAGTTGTTTCCGTATCTACAATCGTAACTACAAGACACATCGTTCAGGAACGCATATATC